AATAATCAATTAAATAATTAAACAATGAACAGAGACAAATTAGAAGAATTGTATTACAAATACAAATTAGAAAAAGAACATTTTTTCCCTTTAAAATTAGGAAACAAAGAATTTACAATAATTACTAGACAAGGTATTGATAAAATACAAGGATTAGAACAAATTAACATAACTTATGATGTAATTAAATGTGAACCAAATTTTGCTGTATTTAAAGCAATTGCAACTAAAGAAGGAAAAAAAATAGAAACTTTTGGAAGTGCATTAAAAGGTAGTAACTACAAAGACGGAAATTGCAATTCTTGGTATGTTGCCGAGATGGCAGAGAAAAGAGCAATGAGTCGAGCAGTTCTTAAATTAACTGGATTCTATGAACTTGGTGTATTTGGAGAAGATGAATCTGAATCATTTAAAAAGTAAATTAAATAAGTATATTAACCTAAATTAAAATAGAAGTATTATGAGTGCAATTATCAATTACAGTATCAGAGTAGACAAATTACCAAAGGAAAAATTTGTTGCGGGAAAAGATGGAGCGGTCTATCTAAATTTAACAATGTCGGTAAACGATGAAACAAGGTTTGGAAACAACGCCTCCACCTACATTTCACAAACTAAAGAAGAGAATGAAGCTAAAAAAGTAAGAAGCTACATAGGAAACGGAAAAGTAGTTTGGAACAATGGAAGTATTGTAAACGCTGAAAAAGAAGTAAAAGAAGCGGTACAAGAAGAGGTTGTAAGTGACCTACCATTTTAAAAATTATAGGGGGGTTTTATTACTCCCCTTTTTTATTAAATAAAACAAATAATAAGAAATGAAAACAAAAGGAATAATTACATTAAAAGTAAACAATGAAAAAATTAATTTTATAGCAGATTGTAGTAAAAATACATTTATAGAATTAGCTACCGAACTCTATGACAAAACTGATATTATGATACAATCAATGTATTTTGATGAAGGCTTAACAGACAAAGAATTTAAAATATTAACAAGCGTAAAGTAATACAAAACTAATAGATAATAAATAAATGACAGAACAAATAACAGAGGAAAAGACAATAGAGAATAATTATATGAAACTCTTGCAACAAGATTGCGAGGTGTTTACTGATGATGTTATGGAATACCCTCCAAGTGCAATAAGTTTGGGAGAAAAAACATTAAATACAAAAAAAGGATTTAAGAAAGTACCAATACCAATAGGAACTTATGGAAATATAAGTTTTGTACAAGCACCAAGTAAAACCGGTAAAACATTTTTTTTAAGTTTATTAGCTGGTGTATTTTTAAGTGGTAATAATATTTACGGAGGTAATTTAAAAGGTCATAGAGATGGAAGGTGTTTGATACACTTTGATACAGAGATGGGTTTATGGCATACTCAACAAGTTGCACAACGTATTGAAAATATGGCTGGAGATATTGATTTGGGTTGTTATAAAAAATATGCATTAAGAAAATTAGGGCATAGGGATATGCTTAAATTCATTGAATACACTTTAAAAGAAAATGAAGGTAACAATGGATTAATTTTAATAGATGGAGTTGCAGACCTTGTAACAGAAGTAAATGATATAAAAGATGGTAACGAATGCGTTAGAACATTAATGAGATTAAGCGTAGAATATGATTGCCATATAATGACAGTAATCCATAGCAATTATGGAAGTGATAAAGCAACTGGACATTTAGGTTCTACATTATATAAAAAATGTGAAACTGCTATAAGTTTAGAAAAAAGCACAACACACAAAGGAAGAGTAGATGTAAAGTGTAAATTAAGCAGAGGGTTTAGATTTGATAACTTTAGCTTTGAGATAAATCAATATGAGTTACCTTTTGTAGTTGGAGAGATATACGACCCTTTGGAGGGTTTTGTACGTAAACAACCAATAAATAAAAAAATACCATTTTAAACAATAAAAAAAAATGTCAAAACTAATCGAAAAAGCAGCAGAGAAACATAAAACTTGGATTAACATAGTTAATTCTTTTGGGTGTGATAAAAACATTTCAGAGGATATAGTGCAAGAAATGTATATTTATTTGATTAGATATGAAAAAGAAGGGAAGAATATATGGTATGAAAATAACGAAGTTAATTACTGGTATATATTCAAACAGTTAAGAGGTATATATGTTTCTTTTTTAAGAGTAAACAGTAAAATCACAAAGGTTAGTTTAGATGAAATAAATAAACAGTTTGAGGAGATTGACCCATTAGAATATGAGGAGCAATATGAAACGTTTTTAAACAGTTATTTAAGAGCAGTAGATGATGTTTATTGGTATGATAAAAAAGTATTTGAATTGATTGCAAAAGGGAAGAGTGTTGCGGAATTAAGTAGAGATACAAATATTGGATACTATTCTCTTTACAATACATACAACAAAGTAAAGAACAAATTAAAAGATGAATTATTGTGAAAATAAAGATATAGAAAGTGATGAGGCTAAATTAAGATATTATTTAGATAATATAAAAGAAGAAACTTTTGAAATTGTTGATAATAGAAATATTCCATTAAACAGTAGTAAAGTTAAAATAGCTAATTTTAAAGATAATTTTATGAGAACACAAATCGAATACAATGGAATTGGAACAATTAAACCTTTTAAAGTTATCACAGTTGAAGAAAATATAGAAAGTAAAATAATTAAAAGATGATTTATTATGATAAAATACAAATATCCAAAATCTTTATGGTTAATTGCTAAAGAAATGGCAAATGCTAGAACTGAAACAAATAAAAATAATAGAAAAAATAATCCAAGATTTGATAGAGGTGAGAAAAATAAAGATGTTGATATTTTAGGAGTTGTTGGAGAGTTAATAGTATTAGATTATTTAACTGAAAAAAATGTAGATTTTACAATGATAAAACTTTTAAATCCTTACCCATCTAAAGAAGCAGATTTTACAATTAGAAATAAAAAAATAGATGTAAAAGCTACAAGACAATCTAAATATTCAAGTGTAATGGTAAATGAAGAAGCACATAAAAAAGGGTTGAGTAAAATTGATTTATATTGGTTTGTTTATATTTTAAATGATTCTACCGCTGAATTTTATTTTGCTGATTATAATGAAGTAAGTAAATGGAATTGTAAACTTATGAAATACACTAACGCATTTTATAGTAAAATAGAAAATTTATGAAACTCGGAAACTTTATAGAACTGATTACAACTTATACTGGTATCAAATGGCTTGTAGAAAAGGTAACTAAATTACTTGGTTATGAATCGTGTGGATGCGACAAGCGAAGAGATGATTTAAACGATATAGAACTATGGTAACAATGACAGAACAAGATAGAAATACTTGGATAGATTTTAAAGCAAATGTAACAAGTAAATTAACTCCAGAATATAGGAAAATTTTATGTACATTACACGCAAATTATTATAACCATAAATACAATGAACCTTGCACTTGTAATGGAAAGATTTACAAGATGTGGATAGCCGATATAGATAGAATATATGATAAACAAAATTCATAAATTAGAACAAACAATAGTACAAATATTAAATTTTGATGGGTGGCAACTTAAATGGACTGGAGAAGGTTCACAAAGTTGGGATGCTGAAGGATTAACACCAAAGGGAAAAGAGTGTGTTATAGAGATGAAATTCAGAAATAAGCATTATGACACCAAGATGCTTGAAAAGTTTAAATACGATAAGTTAATTGGTACTGGTAAAGTTGCTTTATACTTTGTAAATGACCCTAAAGCAAACTATTTGTTTTGGTTGAATGATATTGAACTCCCAAAGGCAGTAAATAAATACTGTCCAGAGACTACAATGTGGGGAAATAAGAAAGTTTTAAAACCTTGTTATCTGCTTGAAGAAAGCAAAGCAGTATTGATAAATAAAAATAATTCTGAAAATAATTAACATTTTTTGTTTATAATCCAATTATTTGTTTTATATTGCGGTATAATTAAAAAGCAAGATAAATGAAAGAACTAATAGAAACACTACAAAAGATTGATACAGATTTTTATAACGGAGGTATTACATTCGGTCAAAAGTATGACCTTATAAACGCTATTGAGAAAGTATTAAAGGAACAAAAATTTATTTAAAATCAAAGACAAGATGGAAACAATTAAAAGAATTATTAAAGAACGAAAAGAGAACAAGAACCTAAAACCTTACAAGGTTGTAACATTATCAACTGGAGTTGTATGTGAGCATTATACTAACGGACAAGTAAAAGTTATATAGTTATGTACAGAAGATTATTAATACAAAAGATTCAGCAGTTAATTGACAAGCTGCCAATAAGTAAAAGAAGGAAAGAAGCTAAACAAGATTTATTAAATTTAAAGTTAAGTTCAGATGTTAAATTTTTTAATTCATTGGCTAATAAATATAAAAGCATAAACAAATGAGAGGCACACAACCACATTATGAGAATGGAAATGATTATGACATTATAGATGTTATTAGAGATTACGAACTAAATTTTTGCAGAGGTAATATAGTTAAGTATATTGCAAGAGCGGGAAAGAAGCACGATGAGTTACTTGATTTAATCAAAGCACAAGATTACTTAAACAGAGAAATAGAATTATTAAGACAAAACAATGAAAAATAAAGTTAAAAATACAGAATATGCACCTATGAATGATTTTGGTAAAATATTAGAAAATAAAACATATAAAACAATTTCAGATGCATACTCTAACCTAAACGCAGAGTATAATAAAGTTACAATTATTTTTAAAAACAAAGTATACAGATGAACCAATTAGATTACGATTTAGACAGATATTATGAAAGCGTAGAGGAGAAGGATTACGAATGTACAGAATGTGGAACACCAGTAGAAAACGAAGGTGTTTGCAGTAGGGACTGTTTTAATTCTTCAATGTTATGATTTTACTTGTGGATGCCGATAGCTTAATCTTTGCAAGTTGTTATCGTAAAAGATTAACTCCAGATGATTCTCCTTATTATGAGAAACTATCTGATGCTACTGATAAGTTTGATGAGCAGCTTATGGGTGTAGTTAATGAACTCGAAGAACATTATGAGATAGACCAAGTACTTATATTTAGTGGTTCGTTAGGTAACTTTAGAAAGCTAATAACAAAGAAGTACAAAGCCAATAGAACAAACCAACAGAAACCACCATTATTAAACGAGGTTCATAAACACGTAAAAGATAATCATAATTCTATTTACGGATATGGAATAGAAACAGATGATATGGTTGCAAGATATTGGTATGATTTATCCAACGAATTTGGTAGAGATGATGTAATGATTGTATCAATAGATAAGGATTACAAACAGTTTCCTTGCTTAATGTATAACTATCACTACAAACACAAAGTAGTTTATGATATAACAGAAGATGAAGCAATGTATAATTTATATGAGCAGATGATTATAGGAGATACTGCTGACAATGTAAACTATTTTAAAGGTAAGGGTAAGAAGTTTGCAGAAAAGTATTTATCTGACTGCACAAGCCATTACCAATACACAAAGAAGATGTACGAACTATTTAAAGAGGTGCATAAAGGAAAAGCAAAACAAAGGTACATAGAGTGCTACAATTTATTAAAATTAAGAACAAACTAAATTAGACAATATGAGTGAAATTAAAATGATAGAATCAATAAAAGAATATGTAAACCAAGTTTATAATTTAGATATATTAAAAAACACAAGAAAAAGAAATTATGTAGAAGCAAGATGTTTATACTATAAGTTATGTAGGGAATTAACAAAAGAAAGTCTTTCAAATATAGGGGAGTCAGTAGGGCGTGACCATTCTGGAGTAATACACTCACTAAATAATGTATTACATCATTTAAATACTGAAGATGTTGATAAAGCACTTTTACACTTTGGTAAGGTTGAAAATTTACCTCAAGATTCTTATGCTTACATAGTGTTTGAGAATATCAAATTAAAAAATAAATTACATAAGAAAACAGAAGTGTTACGGTTGTTACCTAAATTAGAAACAATTTACAATAACTTAAATGACTTAACAGAAAAAAAGAAGCAGTTAGTAAGTAAAAGGAATGAAATGCAGTTTGATACTATTGCAAAGTGTTTAAATAGAGTAGAAGAAATAATAGAAACGGAAACAGTATAATATGAAAAATGATAAACAATTAGATTACTTAAAAGCAGTATTGTTAGGACAACTTACAATAGAAGCAATAGAAGATTTACAAGGTACAAACAAATACAGACACAATATAAAACAACAAGGTAACAAGTTTTTAAATATGTTGGAAGGATATGTACAAGATGATTACAATATCGTTTACCTAAACAACCAAGAAATGACTACAAATGTATTAAGAAAGATAACCTCTTTAATAGATAAGATAAAGAATTCTGATATAGATGAACTTGTTATGATTGATGCAGTAATAGATAAATACAAAGAAAACCAAGAATGGTTTATGGAACACGAATCTGCTGACTTTTTAAAATTAGATTAAAAAAACAAATAATTAACTATATACTAATACAAAAACTACGTTTTTAAATATGCAACTAATAAATATTCAAGAGGTTAAACCTAACGAAAACAATCCAAGATTTATAAAGGATTACAAATTTAAGAAACTTGTAAAATCAATTAAGGAGTTTCCAGAGATGCTAAAATTAAGACCTATCGTAGTGAATACCGATATGGTTGTACTTGGTGGAAATATGCGTTTAAAAGCGTGTAAGGAAGCTGGACTAAAAGAAGTATGGGTTTTGAAAGCTGATGACTTAACAGAACAACAACAAAGAGAATTTATAGTAAAAGATAATGTAGGGTTTGGAGAATGGGATTGGAATATTTTAGGTAATGAATGGAATACGCAACAGTTAGAAGATTGGGGAATGGAGGTAATAGGTTTTGATGTTGATGAAGATGATTTAAGTGATAACTTTAGTTTACCTGATGGAGATAAAGCACCATTTCAACAACAGACATATACTCTTGCAGATGCACAAGCAGAGCAAATAAAAAATGCAATAGCTGATGTAAAGAAAACAGAGGAATACAATTATGTAGAAACCTTTGGAAATGAAAATAGTAATGGTAACGCACTTTATTTAATTATATCACAATGGGCAGGGCAAAGGAAATAATAGTCAAGGTTATACCAAGTAAGATAGCTAATGAGTTTGTAAAGCTAAATCATTATAGTGGAAAGGTAGTACCTAACAGTACTTTACATTTTGGTTGTTTTTTAGATGGTAAGTTGCACGGAGTTATGAGTTATGGTAATTCAATGGATAAATCTAAAGTAAAATTAGCCGTTAAGGATACAGGTTGGAATGAGTTTATAGAATTAAACAGAATGGCTTTTGATGACTACCTACCAAAGTATTCAGAAAGCAGATGCATTGCAATTAGTATTAAATTAATAAAAAAGAATGCACCACATATAAAATGGATTGTATCTTTTGCTGATGCCTCACAATGTGGAGATGGAACTATTTATAGAGCAAGTGGTTTTAAATTAATTGGACTTAAAAAAAATAATCAAATACTTAACTGGAACGGTAAAATTATTGCTAAAAAAAGTTTAGACAATAAAAATTATCCAAGTGTAAATGGTAAATATTTTTCAAGACACTTAATAGAAACAGGACAAGCAAAACCTATTGAGGGACACCAATTAAAATATATTTATTTAATAGATAAAAAATGTGTTATTGATAAAGATATATTAGATTTTAAAGAAATAGATAAACAAGGTGCAGGAATGTATAAAGGGGAAAAAATAACCCTCCAAGAGAGGAGGGTCAATGATTAGAGCGGTGAGGTCGATATGAACGCCATCTTTTAACTGGATGTTAAATGTGTTACTTTTACACTACCACCGCATTTGA